TGCTTTTGACAAACTTCGTCCCTAGACGGTACTTTTTCAGTACAATAAAAACTGAAGATGAGGAATATAAGGATTCCTATAGCCAACGCCATCCAGATAGTCGAAAAAATACCCACTTCCTTTATTTCCTCCCACAACTTAGCTATCCGATTTATTAAACCTTTCATTTAATTTCCTCCTTTATTCCAAAATAAATCTTCCAGTCTCGCTCATTTTCTCTAATAGATTTTTTAGCGTCCTCTGCGGTTTTGAAGTGTATAGTTTCGCCATAATGGCTATATACAAAACGTTCAACAGCTAATTTCTTAGCGCGGCAGCTATACCCAACAATCCAGCCGAGTTCACCCTTTTTAGGCTTCCAGTGAACACTGTCTGTCGGTTCGATTTTCTCAAACCACTCATCAAAGTCATTGACTTCACTGACAAGAATTGAGACTTTGTTGCTTGATTTATATTCTTTCAGGATTTTTGAACCGTCGACTTCTCTGGTTATTTCCCGAAAGGTCGTCCCAGCTTTGACGGTGGGCATATCCCTTAGCAGTTTATACTTTTTCAAAACAGAACCTCCTGTCCACGTTCATCTTGGATACGTGATATAGCTAAGATGAGTTTTTCTAATTCTGAGTATCTGTCCAAAGCTCCGCTCTTCATTTCGGCTAAAGTTTCGTCGTCAAATGTTCTCAGTGTCTCAAGTTGTCGACGCTCTCGACGCTCGTCGTCTTCTTTTATTGCTTCGTCTATTTCTCTAGGCGTTTCCATTTTGTTCTCCCATATTTTCTAGTGTAGCTCTGATATCACAGCCTACCGTTATTATTAAGTCGACGGCTTCCTCATACATCTTTGGTGATAGATGAACGCGTTGAAAATCGACTTCTTGAGTATGTTGATTGAATTGCATATAGTCAAACACTTGAGCTTCTGGGAATAGAACTTTGTAAATCTTGTGTTGAATTCCGTTCGCATACGTAGCCAACGGGGTTCTCCCTGTCTTAAAGTCTACCAGGTGCATTTCACCATCCACAAAATGGCAGAGGTCAACTCGACCTTTCAGCTTCAGCCAGTCGGTGAGTTCCAATTCTCTAGTTAGCTCTGTACCCCATCTTTCCAAAGGTTCGCCTCCGAATATTTTCGGTAAACAGCCTGTGTTTCTGACTTCTTGCTCCCATTCTTTGTGTTTGTCAATTCCGTACTGAGCCGCCTCGCTGGTTTCTCCCCAGTCTCCCTTGAGGGCTTTGAAGACGCCCTCGTAGTCGCCCGCAAGCCACCAGCTAATAAGTGAGTAACTAAGCTTAATGTTCATCTTATTTTAATCTGCTTATACTGATTTTCTTTTGACGTTTAACTTTCTCTATCCCGTCTGGTAACTTTCCATCATGATTTTCTGCATAAGCTGAGACCAGTTCGGTGTTGAGTGAATAGGTCGTTTTCGTCTTATAAAAGTCTGGTGAGGCGTTCTTCGGGTCGACCAGTTTATACAAAGCTCCAAACGCTCGATATTCTACCTTGATTTTGTCGCCTCGCACTCCAGAGAAGTCTGGGTTCAATTTCAAGCCGTTAGTCTCGAGATTGCTCTTGACCTGCTCTATGACGTTATCCAGTTTGTCCTTGATTTCAAGCAGTTTTTCCAGTTTGTCCTCGGCTGTTTTGTCAAAGACGAACTTCCCGCCATCCTTGGCTGTTATGATGATGTCGTCTGTGTCGATTGTGATTATCATTGTTGACCTCCCAGACGTTTCATAGCCTCTTTTTTCGCCTCCGCCTTGTCCTCATCTGAGGCTTGAGCGGGCGTGAAGTCCTCGACAATTTCGGCTTCCTCGTATACTTTGCCCAGGTTTGGGAATGCTGCCCGTAAGGCTTGAGCCTCCGCACATTTCGCTAACATGACCTCTGGGAATTTGCGATACATGTTCCCCAGAGCGCTATCTCCTGGATAATAGTCTTCCCATTGTGCTGAGCGTGAGGTTTTAATCGGTATCCCATCCACGACTTTTATGACAGTTACGGTCGCGGTGTTCGGTACTTTCTTGATTTTGCCCCCGACCTTGACGGTTAATCCCGCGTCATAGTCGAACTTTGGCAGTTCTGAGCCTCCGTACTTTCCCGACCTTTCAGCCACAGCTCGCATTCCGTCAATTCCTGTCTGGATTGTGAGCTTTCCCCCTCGATAAATGGCGTAGATTTCTTTACGGGCTGGGTTCAATCCTGTAGCTTGGCAGGTTTGAGCGTAGAAAATCATATCTTCCATGCTTGGCTCTTTGCCTTTGCCCGCAAACAATTGCTCTTTGATTAGCTCCAGCCACGCCTTGGGGCTTGCCCCTTGTGGTGCGAACTTTGCCAACGTGTTCACGTCCATTTCTGGTGTTTTCTCCTTTCTGGTGATTTGATATTACGTCTTTAGTATACATCAACGTGCTTAAATTGTCAACATGTTTATTTTTGCTTTGTTTTTTCATAAGTACGTGTCATCACACAGCGTATATACCCTCTATTTACGTTTCTAACGCCCTCTGACGCGTTTTATTCTCTTTTTTGAGTATTTACCCGTTTTGAATTGTTAAAGTGCGTAGAGACGATTAGACGGCGGTATGGTAACGTTGCTTGTACATCTCGTTCAGTTTTTGAACTTGATACGGTTTTGGCAGTGAATGGCTGGGCGGTATCGGGCTAGCGTCAAATTTCAAATATGCAACTAAACATTCTCGACTGTTGATATCGCTTAGGTAGTAGTAGCCAACCCCAGCTTTCATATGAGCTATCGATTTGTCGTCAATTCCCTTTTTCAATGTTCGCAATACCCATTTCCCTCTCTTGTACATCTTGGTTCCCCCTTAAAAATCTATCGTAGACAAGTCCATTATCGTTCTGCCGTCTTTGTCTTTCTTAGCCTCGACCTCGTACTTGTTCGCCCATTCTTCAGCCCTCTCAGCATTTTCAACCAACCAGTACAAGTCTTTGTTGTCGATTGACCAGCCACTCGGATTATCTCCTCTGTGCCAAGGTGATTTGGAGATTGCGATGTAAGCCTGTTTCAATCGTTCCTCACCTAACTCCTCCAGTCTCTTCTTAAGTTTCCGTTTTCGCTTGTCGGTCAGTGCTATCCTGTCTGGGTTCTTTCCAAATAAATCACAAATGAAAAGATGAAGACGTCGCAGTTCGCTCGCCGAACTCGACAAAGACGTAGTCTTATGAAGTTCTGTTAGAGTTCTGTTAGAGTTCTTATTTATAGATTGTCGCAAATCCCGCGTTTCTGATTGTCGCAAATTGCTACAATCAGAAGGTCGCAAATCCCGCGTTTCTGATTGTCGCAAATCATACCTTTCAGCCTCGATTTTTCCAACAATTCTGAAGTGTCTACATTTCGTTTGAGTTCCGACTATGTAAGTATTCTTGACCTCGATGACGCCCTCATTAACAAGATGTTTAATAGCCCTAGCCATTGTATCTCTTTTCACGGCAGTCTTCAGATAAAACTCATCAGTCGTGAACCAGCAAAAGCCGTCGTTCCGTCTTGTTCCTCTTGAGTAAAAAGAGATTGTGTCTAGTAGTAAAGCTTCAACAATGCCGTAAACTCTCGCAACGTCAGCATTAAAGCCCGCGGTTATATCCATTTTGATGTTCCCTCCTTAAAAATAATATAGACCGCCAACCGCATAATGAGTGTTTGCGATAGACGGTCAGCAGCCCATATTATTACTCATTATTTTATTTTTACTATCGCTCTTTGATTATACTACCCACGCCTCACAATGAAAATACCCGCTATTTCGCGTTCTAAAGCCCTCTGTGGCGTTTTGTTGCGAAAAACGGGTATTTATTCATCTCACGCGTCGCGACTTTCCAGACGCTCGTTTAATTTATCGCAGTAATCACCCAAGGTTGCTATACCATTGCTCAAGTTATCAATCGTTTTACACAAAGTTTGAATATACTCTAAAGTTTTCACCTGGATTTGCTCTTGGTGTTTCACCTTCTCTTCCAAAATCTCAACCTTGCCCATCAACTTACCCACCTCATACGGCAGATTGAAGCTTTCATTTTTTGAGTTCATCTATATACCTCTCTTCCTCATCCAGTTCACGGTCGTAACAATTCGCACACACAGCATATCCAGTGCCAGCCTTATTGTGGATGAATAGTGAAGTGTACATATCGCCGAATTCGAACTGCATTCCGCACTCAGCACACGACACCTTGTCGTCCAGTTCCGCCAGTAGCTCAGAGCCAGCTGGTAACAGATAATCGTAGTATTTTTGAGCTTTAGGGTACCATTTCCTACCCGTTTTGCCAGTTCTCAATATTTCCTCAAGCATTTTTCTCTCTCCTTTTCTTATTCACTTTCTCGTTCACTTTCTCGGTGATTTCCTCTGGGTTCTTCCACTCTATAGACCAGAACCCGACACCCTTGTTCTCGGGTAAGAACCAGCGAGCGTTCTCCAAATCTTTCAATGAGTACTTCGTAGTTGAGTATTCATCGACGGTTATAGTTTTCCATTTAGACGGGTCTATCAAATCTCTCAAGCTCATCTTGTCGTCCTCAGAGTGGTCAGCGTAAATCCCGTAGCCTTTCTTCAGCTTAGCCTCGTCAATGTCCGCGACCACACAGAACTTGGTAGTTGCGACTGAGCATAAATATCGAGCTATGTTGTAGATTGTGTCGTCTTTGAATTCGTCAATCGGGGTGAAGCAAAAACCGATAGAGTCTGTTTTACAGTCATCTTCCTCTTTATGGTTCTTGGTGTTCTCCAGTTCTTTACCCTCGATTAAGCCCAAAAACTCAGAGAATGACATAAATCGCACGACCTTAATCATTCGCAACCCCTCCTGAGACCTCATCTAAGCCCTCCAGACGCTCTTTTAGGTCGGCAATGGGTATTTCATACAAGAACACAGTTTCACGGTTTTTAGAGGGTCTCAGAGGGTATTTAACAGCCTCCTCTCCTCTGATATATAACGGTTTGGGGTAACCCTGGATGTGTATCTCATTGACCAGCCCAAGCCTGAGGGGGTGAATTACCACCACCAGCTTACCGTTCACACTCAAGGGTGTTTTCAGCTCGATGACAGACAATTCTCTCACGCCTTTAGACATTCGTTCTCTCCTTTTTCTTACCTCTTTTACTGATGAGACCGCCTTTTCTACCAGCGATTTTAGCTCGTTGAGGACCTGTCAATCCATCATTCCCGACGAAGTCTGAAGCAAAGCCTCCAGTCTGTCCGTTTTTGCCTCCAATTCTACCGATATCACGATAGAAGTTTGGATTTTTCTTAAGGTTCGCGTCTCGGGCTTTCAACCCTCCAGCTCGGGTGCCAGCCATTATTTATTCCTCCTCGTTTTTTCAGCAGCCATCTTTTTGAACGTAACGGCGAACTCTGCCGCTTGAGCCATCATCGCCACAGTCAAAACTGTCCTCAGTTGTTGTTTAGACAGATTGAGGTCTTTACACAGTGCTTGACCGTTGATTTTCGGTGCTTTGTCAGAGTTCACCTCGCCATCTTCTTTATCAAAGATTAAGTATTCCTCGGGGCGTTTCTTGCCAAAGTCGCCAATCTGCAGTTTCTCCATCTCACCGACGAACATGCAAGCCAAAGCACTACATTGTAAGCCAGTCATAGAGTCGATATCACTCTCGACCTCTTTCTTTATCTCTTCTCCAGACCCAACCAAGAGCTTTATAATCTCCTCAGCCGTCAAGTCGTCGTATTTACCAGTCATAAGTTTTCAACCTTTCCAGTTCAGTTTTGAACCAATTCTTTAATTTGATTAACAGATTAGTCATTGCCGTAAATCCTCTCAGCGATTTTAGCGATAGTCGTCGCGTTCATCCTCGCCAGAGTGTATTTTTTATGCTTTAGTTCCATTTTGGTCTCGACTTTTTCTCTCAGTTCATCACCAGTCAATCCCAATTTTGTGTATTTGTCTAACAGCGTGTAGTAAAGTTTATCCTCGTCGAATTGCCAGGGAAGTCGCCAAGATGAAAGCACCGCTTTGATGAACAGTTCGCGTTTCGTATTTGATTCTTGCATTCATCCTCTCCTTTCTTTAGATTTATTAAGTTTACGAATGAGGTTGTGAAGTGATAAGTTCCCTCCTTTCAGTTCTGGTTTAATCATGACAGATGTAAGCGATTATTAAGGATTTATTCTCCGACGACACCCTCTTTACCCAGAGCTTGTCTCAGCAAAGCCTCCAAGAACAGTTGTGAGGCAGTTCGGTCGGAATGAAGAGACAGTACCGTGTCTTTATTATTCTGAATTATTGCCTTTGCCTTTTTTGCGGATGTAGTTTTGTAGGTGATTTGAACCCCGTTAGACAAGAATTGTATCTGGTAGAGTTCTTTGAAGTTTATTCTCTTATCGCGTTTGACGAAAATTTCTTTTCTGAGACCTCGCACTGAGTTGATTTTGATTTTATTGATTGAAGTCTTCTTGCCGAAGCTCATTGTTTTTCTCCTTTCAGAGATTAGGTTAAGTTTATTCGAAGAACAATTGATTTATCGTGATACCGTCCAGGAAGTTGTCAGAGACGATTTTAGCTCGCCTGTTGAATTCTTGGACAATTTGTTGAATTTCGATTTTTATGTCAGTAGGAGCACTCACAAAGCTGTCGTAGCCATCATTCTCAAGCTCATCACGGATAATGTCGATGAGTTCAAACAGCTCCTCTTGAGTTAATTCGGTTATAGAGTGATTGTTGTAGGTCATAGTTTCCCCCTTGTTATGATTATTTTTTAAGTTGAAGTTTGCGTTTTTCATCGGTTAAATCTCAGCACCGTGTAGGGCGTTTAGAACTTTTTCAAAATCCATCACCAGAATAACGCGTGTTCGTGGATTTTCACTGAAGTAGTCGTAAGCCTCTCGTTCAAGCGTACCCCATTGAGGCAAGTTTTTGCCAGTTGTGAGTTCACGTGTAAAGTCTGAACGTTCGAATTGAGTTGTAAAGATTGGCATTGCACGTCGCGTAGTGTAGCGACCAGAGCCGGTAGTCCACTCTGAAGCGGTTTTGATGTAACCTGAGCGGGCGAATTCACGTATATTGTCAATGTCGCGTTTAGTGATTTTTTTGATAGTTTTCATTCGTTTATCCTCCGATAGAGTTTAAGTTATTATGTGGTAACCGTTTTGGTTATGTTCTTAGTATACATAACCGTGCTTACGTTGTCAACGGTTTTATGCTTATTTTTCTAGTTTTTTTCTATATTTTTTAATCTACCCCCGTTAGGGTTGTGGAAAACTCGCCCAAAAAGAAAGAGACCCTCACCAGAAAAAGGGTCTCAGTCTATAGTAGGAAGTGTAGATAAGCTAGGTTACCACAAACTAGCTCTATCCATTTCCATTATACTACACTTTTTTCGCTTTTCCGTTCTTATAAATCCCGAACATAGTCAATAAGAACAGCCCCGCCGTGGCTAAAGCCCCACTTATAGCGTTAATCTTTACATAAGGCTCGTCGGAAAGAATGGCGATTGCGACCTGTGGTGCTATTGCACTTGCACCCACCAAGATATCTCCGATGATGTAAACTATCAACTTAGTACGTTTGCTTACACTTGAGACTAGTTCCTCAGCTATGTCTGTATTCGATACTTCAGTTGCCATCTCCAAGCTATTGTCTTTTAGTTCGTTTAGTTTTGCTATGTTCTCGTCAGTCATGACTTTCCTTTCTTTGTTTTGTTTATCGCTCGACGCGTTCTGAGGCTCCGTATGGCGTTCTTTGTCTTCAGACGGTAAATCATTCACCTTTTCATCTTTCGACGGCTCTGCGGGCTTAGACGCGGTAATTTGAGCTATATTCTTCAATTCGTCTAACGAAATCTTGACTGTAGAGAAGTCTAAGTTGCCATCGAACCCATCAACCTTGCCCTTGTCCGTGAATTGATGTATCAAAGCTCCGTGTGCGTAGTTGTCTTTAGCTCCGTAGTTCGGATACCAGTCAACGCGTTCTAGTCCTAGCTTCTTAATGACAGCCTCACCCGCATAAGTGAACACTTGCTTGCCTGTCTTCTGTAAGACTAAGTTCTTAAATAGTTTCAATTGCTCGACTGTTCCCTCGAAATCTGGCTCTAAGTCGACGAATAACAGAGGTGCGTTGACTAATTTTTGAGCCTCCACGAACCTTTCAGCCTCCATCTTGACTTCTTCTTCGGTTGAGAAATAAGGTAGCCAGTAAATACCCAGCAGCTTATCACCCGCGGCTTTCGCGAATTTGACCAACTTCGGGTCAATCTTGTTAGCGTCGCCTCCGAACGACTGACCGACGTGTCCAGCCTTGATGATAACACCAGCGAACTTATGTAAATGATTTACAATAGCGTCGTCTTGGTGATTTGAGATGTCTAAAATCAATTTGCTATAGTCTTCTTGTGGTTGAGGTTCTGGTTTCGGGGCTGATTGAGGTGTCAAGTCTGGTAAATCGTGCGTACTCTTATCTGTAAAGACCTCAGCAGACATATACTTACCGCTCCTACCAGTAACGAACCAGACTTGGTTGCCATCCACAGCCTCGCCGTTAGTAACATATCCTTTCATCTCAACCGTTGAGCCAGCGTCGACTTGTTGGAATATGCCACTAGAGGTGTTAGCCTCGTCCCTCGCATTCGCTAACACTGCAGTCATTCTCTCTGTAGGTTTTGCTTCGTCATAATCTTCAGCAATTCGTCGCCCATCACAACAATAAGAGAAGCCTAGATAATCAGGTTCATAATTTCCCATCCAGTTCATCAATTCTTCAATACTGTTGTAAATCCCTCTCGCTCCACTGTGAACTTCGCTGTCGTGGATTTCGATTGAGCCATCCTCACGCTTTCGCATTAAGAACACGTGTCCATATTCTGTATACTGACCTCTCGAAAATCCCAAAAATCCTACCACCCAGATACCAACAGGTGCAGGACCTGTGTTTATCCGACCTGCGTTTAATTCGTTTAAGTACGCGGCTTGAGCGCTTGGCGTTCTCGACGGTGCGTCAATCGCGTCATCTACATACTGCAAGCACCAGCCGCTCTGAGCTCCGATATTTAGATTTGGTTCATAGATTTGTCGTACTGGCATTATTTACTCCTTACTTGTGTTTGAACTTCTTCTTTTAATTCCGTAACCGTCTTATTCTGCTGAATTAAGTTGTTGGTTGCGTAAATCGCTAATCCTACAAGTGCGATTGCGAATAATTTCGCTAAGTTGCTTGTTACCAGCTTCCAAAAGTTCATAACGCCCTCGACCTCAGTACGTTTGACGTACTTTTCTTCTGCTTCTTTTTCGTGTTCAGCTATGTACGTTTTAAGTTGCGATTGAGTAACGTTCGCTCGTGCGATATTCTCAATTCGTTCTAGAGTAATAGTGTGTTTATCCACACCCTCCTTAATATGCTCAACGTTCGCCTGCAAGGCTCCGAATTCTTTTGCTGATACTTCTGGTTGCTCGTTGTTTTTGTCCATGACTACCTCTTTTTATTTTGATGTCTCTTTTAGCTATTCTAATACAAAACCGCTTGAATATACAGTCGTGCAATATTGATTTTACGACTATGCCGATAGCTGGAAATCCTAAGATACAGCGCAATAACAGGACAGTCGGCGATAAGCCAGTGAAAATTCAGTGTGGGGTTACTATGCTAAATGCTCCAGTGGCTACACTTGAGGCTACGGCTCAAATCACTTTTCCAGAATCATTCCCGTCAGGTACAATCCCGACTGTAGTCTGTAATTTCGGCGGATATGGTAGCCCAGGTGAGGCTTGGACTGACACCCCGAATTCATCCTGGGGTGGATGTTCTTTTAGTGCTGTAGGTGTAACGAATTCAGGCTTTACGGCTAGATGTCGACGTTTCGACGGGGCTACGTTGCTGGGTACATATTATGTGAACTGGATAGCTATAGGCTAGATTATTTTGTGTAGTAAATCGTAACTGAGAATAATCCGACTGACCCAGTATTAAATCGTAACTGCCAGCCACCATTATAAAATGTAACTTTAAACTGTGAGTTCTGTCCGCTTGGTGCATTCGGGTTGATGTACTCTACGGGGTAGAAATCAACACCAGCACGTATTCCGCCCTCGACTTTGATAATCGTTATGGAAGTTTTAGGAAGACCTATATCAATAATCTGTTCTACATTACCTAGCGACCGTGTATTCACTTCAAAAGTCTGTCTGAAGATACTTTTACCGTCAATCCATTTTTGACCAGTGTCTTGTTCAGTCGTGCTATATTTATTATCTGGTAGAGTCGTAAAATCAATATTGTCAGCCTTTATTGTCGTCTGAGCAATTTTGCTTCCACTTACTGAGCCGTTCTCTAAATAATCACCGTTGAACGGCAAGCCTACCATTTTTCTCATGTCCATAATCGACGTCTGAGCAAGCGATGTAGCGTTAGCGTTTATTCTAACACGTCCAAAAACGATGTAAGGGTTCGTTGCTCCCACGCCCGACTGAATGACTGAGGCAGGTGGGTCTTGTGGTGAGGCGGCAGGTGTACCCGCAATCTCCTTAATTTTGAAAATGTTGTTGGTGTTATCTATCACCGTAGTCGTTGGCGATACAGATTTGTCTATATAGCCTACAATCAGAGAGTTCCGCGGTAAAGACGGTGAGGCTGCCGCAAGGGTTACAGTCTCATCTGCGTCTGCCTGAACCATATGTCCATAGCCAAGCCCAGTGTCGATGTTGGCTGTGCCAGCTTTTACGACTACTTTAAGCCCCGTTCCGCCTGGGGCTACAATATTCAACCCGTTTGCAACTGACGTGCCATACAGAGCGTTTATAAAGGCTGAGAGGGCGGCTTGTGAGTGTCTGCCCCCGTTCATATTGAAAACTTTTTTTGTCATTTTATTTCTCCTTTTCTTTTATCATATCAACGTCAAGCTACCCTTTCCAGTAGACAAGGCGTAAAACTTTATTCTGTGTGTAGTTTGTTTATCTCCCGCTGGAAGTTCGAGCTTTACTGAAAAGTCCTGGTATTTTTCTGAAGTTGGCGGCTTCCTCAAAATGCGTATTCTGGGTACTGGTGGGTACTGCGATGAGGTTTTGACCTCGTGATGTTCAGCGATTTTGAAGCAAGCTGGTTGCTTTCCGTCTCTTGTTTTTTCGGGCGTGAACCTGGCAATGTAGTTATACTCTTGCTCAAGCGTGTTAGCTGGCAAGGTGATTTCTACGTCCCAAACTTTCTCTGTTTGAGCCTTAAAAGTTTTGACTGCGTCTGAGCCTACAATCTGATTACCTTTTAACTCGTTGAAGTCCGTCTCAAGTTCTCGAATTATCGAGATTAGGTCGTTGTCTTCGCTTAATCTACTCATCCTCAATACCTCTCTGCTCTTATTGTAACAGGGGCGTTCGCAATCACCGTAGCTCTGATGTTGAACGTATAACCTGTAGCTTGATTTCCGAACACAGGCACGAACCAAGCCATAAAGTCCGCACCGTACCTGGTAGGGTCAAGCGGGAATGAGAACGGGGCAGTATCTAACTCCATAGCTCTGTCAATCTCAACCACCATATCTGCCACTAGGTTTATCCCCTCGGATTGAACGTAAAATATGGCAACTCCCCACTTACTGCCTGGAATTTGTCCGTTCTTGTCGCACGTGATAGAGATATCCCAGGGCTTACCTGATGTTTGCGGATGAGTCATAATCTGATTTGAGCCTATAAATTGACGGCTTTTCAGCTCGTTCCTTTCTCTCTGCAAGATGTGGATACGTTCTATCAAACTGTTGTCGTCTCTGTAAATCATTTCTCATATTCCCATCTACGTAATATAGCGATAGCTCTTTACTAACATTCTCAACTGTCCTTTGTCCGTACTTCTCACGAAAAATCGGAACTTCAAGCTTATACCTTGTCCTGGGGGTGTTTCCCAGTAAAATAACGACTTCCATCTATACACTGGTTTCTGTAAAGAATAATTCGTCAAATCGTTTTGATAATTTAATTCGCTGTTAGCCAGTAGAGAAGCCTGCCCAGTAGAGGCTATCATACAAACTCCAAAGTTCGGATTGTAAGACGGTTGCAACCTCGCAGAATTATTCAAGAGTGCGTCTAGGTATGGTATCACAATCGGGCAGTCCTGATTTAATGGTCGGAATTCGCAGACTACGTCTATGTTATTAAGTCCACCTACCATTGAAGTCGGTGGCAGGTTCACGGTGTCGGTGGTAGTTACTACCCCGTTGTAGTCCGTATACTCGAAAGACTGCCAGTCCGTGCTTTTAGGGTTTAAGTATGTTTTCACACCCGATTTATTAGAGGTAGGTTGAGGCGTAAGTTTGAGGTCTATCAATTTAGCCTCCAGGTTGGCAATTCGCCTCTGTAGGTGCATTTCCTGCATGTCGTTTAATCTGTTCACTACCCCTCCTCTTGCTGAGCCACAATGTTGTCGATGTTGATATCGTCAAAAGTGATATCGACTGTCTCTGCGTCGTTATTGTCGACTGAACACTCGATTTTCTCAATCCTGTAATAGCCCTTAATGTGAGCTAAAGACTTGAACCCGCCCAGCTCTGCATACACGGTATCACCTACTCCTACATCGTTGAGGTCTAGTATTCCATCGTGAACTGTAAACGACGGAAGCTCTCGAGGGTCTTTCGTAGCCTGAAGCACTCCGTTTACGTTTTCCTGCAAGGTGGATAATCTTTCAACTGAGTTGTAGGTAACGACTTTCTCCCGACGGTAGAACTGTTGCATAGAGTGATAATCTTGTGAGGAAGCCTGTACAGCGTCGTCTCCGTTTCCCGAACCAAAACCTTGTATGTAGTTGAAAAGCATGTCTCCGCGTCTCTCAAACGTAAATGAGTCTACATTTTCGGGGTAGACTAATCGAATATCTGGGCGGTAGTTTCCCAAAGCCTCATATGAGTGAAATGTCTTGTCAGCGTCGAACTTAATGTCAGGTCCTTTAATCACGTTAGTCATTTGCTGGATAAAGTCCTTGACGTTCTTCTTTGTGAAGTGTCGGTCGCGCTTCATTCCTTGGGCTACGTTTCCCTTTTTAATTCCGAAGTTGCTCCCCGTTTTCGCTTGCACCTGCTCAATCACGCCCCAGAGAATATCACCCTGCCAAGCATTGTCGTAGTCAATCGTTAGATACTGGTCTTTCAGATAATTCAAGTAACCCGTGCAACTCACGGTCAGTTTCACGGAAGCTCCATCTGGTGAATATCCAAACTTGATGATGTTAGCTCCGAATAAATACTTGCCCTCTCGCTTTACCCTGATGTCTGTTGACAAAATGTCCATGAACGAAAAGGGGTTAGCTATCACCCCAATCTTCTCTATGTACTGCTCGTATTCGTATAAGTCCATCTCGAACTCCAGCGTCTCGTGAGCGTTTCTCTGCATTGTCCACTTTACGTTAGAACAAAGGTGGCGAATGTCTCCTAACAAGACACCGTTCTTACTCCAAACTTCGATTTCGTACCTGCTCATCTAAATACCTAAGAACCCTGACTGGTATCGAACCTCAGCTTTTGACTTCTCTGAACCTACGTCAGTTTGGATTTCCATGACGTTCACTCCTGGGACAAGACCGAAGAATGTCGAACCGTCGCGCTGTAGCGAATAGATATTCAAGCCGTTGTGAGTGATAGTCTTGTTCCGCATGTCGATTATCAGTTTATCGCCATCCAGTACTGTAGTCATTACTTGCATAAACTCGTTAGTAGCTCGATTGATGAGTTTCGGGTTAGTAGCTGATGTACTGATAGTGATAATCGGGTAGACTGTCTCGTTGCCTGAGTTGGTTACGACTGACGGTTCACCACCCGCTGAGATGTTGAAAGGTATATCAAAGGGTATGTCAAAACCGCCATCCATAACCTTTCCTATCGTTGCTAACAATTCCCCAGCTGAGTTGTCATAAAAGAGAGGGTCTTCAGACAGTAAATCAATTTTCCACTTCACTATATTCAGTTCACGGTTGATAGGCATTTGGCTAGCCATCACAAACACTTCAGTTACGAACTCCATTCCAGCGTAAGTGATGATACGAAGCTTCAGTTTTTTCCTCTGTAACACGCTCACAAGCTCTCTACGCTTGTTTTCCACGTCAATTGGTTCACCACCAAAGATACGACCCTGAAAGCTGATATAGCGCCCCTCATACAGTTGTCGCGACACCCACGAACCATCTCTACCCTGGTTTACGCCAGTTGCTGAGCGAATATTCGGCAATCCAGACACGCCCTCGATTGGCTCGTCAAGATACATAAGGTTCTCTGCGTTGTTTAGTTCAAAATCGTCTAGATATACTCTCATCTTCCCCCTCCTCTTATGCTTGGCTCACTAGATATCCAATTCTCGACGCTAACTGATATGCGTCTGTGTCTTTGTAAATCTTAGCGTCAATGTTGATGTTGATGTTGCCTCTCTCTCGATTTTCTTTCAGGTAGTTTTCAGTCCTCTGTGCTGGCATAACCTTAGCTCCTCTTGGCAGAGTAACCATCTCAGGTCCGTTCTCACCAACCAGATATCTACCACCCTCGGCGTGTTCTGTACCCTTTGCTAATCGTCCAAAATGAACCTCTGGCACTTTCGGAATATGAACGCCTGGGATGTTGTTGATGATACCAGCTGCTCCGTTGATTAAACCGATAAAGAAGTTGATACTTTTCTCTGCTCCGCTGATAATGCCGTTCACGACACTCTTAACAGCTCCACCTATCGCGTTTCCGACCGCTGTGCCTATTGTTGTGAACTTATTTACAATCGTGTTCCACATATCCTGGAAGAATTGTCCCACGGGTGCGAACACTCGCTTGACGTTTTCCCAGGCTTCTCTGAACCTATCTCCGAACCACGTTCCGACTGCCTGGAATATACCGACCACCTTATTCCAAACGTCCCCAAAGAACCCAGCTGCCGCGTTCCAAACATCGCAAATGGCAGTCCAAGCCTGGCTAAACATGTCTGAGAAGAACTGCACCACAGGGGTAAAGATAGCAACAATAGTGTCCCACACTCCTCTAAAGAAGTCCGCGAACCACGTTGCTACACCACTGAAGAACGCGGATATCTCGTCCCATTTCGAAATGATGAACCCAAGCAAGAGAGAGAACGGGAAGAATAGCACGGCTAGCACTGTCAGTCCCCACTCTTTAATCCAATCTACAACCCCGTTGAATACATTCTTAAACCCTTCTACGAAGCTGTCCACAGCATTTTTAATTCCGTCCCAAACGCCTATGAAGAAGTTCCTGAAGCCCTCAACGTTATTCCAAAGCCAAACAAACCCAGCAACTAAGGCTGTAACGGCGATGATTGTCGCACCGATAGGGTTAGTGGCGAATGCAATTCCCAACTTCACGACCTGGATTGTCGCTTTCTTGACTGCTCCAGCTATCACGCCGAACGCAGTGCCGATTTTCGCCGAAGTAACCCCCTGAGACGCACCCTTAATGCCCTCCATTCCCAACTTAAATCCATCAGCCGCGGTCTGGCAACTCAAAAATGCCCCGTGTAAGCCCTTTATAACGCCTGTAACGACGTTTATAGTCTTGAGACCCAACGCTGCCGCCTTGAACGCCACAAACGCCCCAGCGGCGATTTTAACAGCTAACACGACTTTATCGAAGTTCTCACTCAACCACTTCAGAGCGTCTAGTATTTTCGGTATGATTTCCTCTGCCAGTTTCGCCAATTGGTCGCCCAGGTCTTTCATCGCCTGCTTCATCTCGGGCTTGTTCATCTCTTCAGTCAAACCTCGGATTAAGTTCATCAATCTGTCGCCAGCTCCGCCCTCAATAAACTTATTCGTGTTTGCGTCCACACCCAAAATCTGCATACCCAGATTACGAAAAGCAGACTGTACGCGGATTAAAGCACCATCAATGGTATTAGCTCGCCCCTCCAAGAGACTGTCTGGTAGGGCTTTGTCTAAGGCTTTGAATAATTCTTCACTCGTGATTTTCGTACCACGAAGAGATTTATCTAATCCTATTCCTCGCTCAATCAACATGTCGAACGTCATAGCGTCCAGGTTGCCAGTCGCGGAGACGCGTCCAAGGATAGCTGACAATTCTTGGAATGAGGTTTTGCCCAAAGATACACCCTTGGACAGGATTTTCACCTTATCGACTAATGTGTTAGTTTCCTGACCGTACATCTTCAAGGTAGAAGCAGCCGCGAATAAGTCCGAACGGTTAAATAGAACTCCAGTGTCGCTTTTCGCATATTTCACCAAATCCTGCAAGACTTTATTGACGGCGTTCCCATCTTTTTCATAAGCTTTCAGTGCATATGAGGCGTTCTCGACGTTTCTCACCTGTTCAAACGCTGCCTTGCCCATCGCCATAAAGCCAACCGAACCCGTAACCGCCACACCTGCTATACCCTTTAAGAATGAACCGACCTTTGAAGCCGCACCGTCCAGTCCTGTTGCCATTCTCGACAGCCCCGATTGAGTGTTAGTTAGAAAATCACGGAAAGACTTATGAGCATTGCCAGCCGCGACTTGTTGACGCTTAAAACTCGCCTCAACTTCATTCGTGGCGGATTTAGAGGCAGACGCCAACTTGGCAAAAACCTCTGAGGCGCTGTCCTGTGCTGAGATGATGATTTTAACGTTGTTGTTGCTTGCCATGTTTGTTCTCTTTTTGTTCTCTTTTATCGCTGTTTCTGTTCAGCCCTCTTTTGTTCTAGTTTATCACGCTCATCTTGTAGCTGCCAGATGTACAAAGCTCTCTCCACTTCTTCATAAGGCTCCTCTAAATAGTCATGATACGACAATCCAAGGCGTTCTCGATAGATTACGCCCTGGATTTCTTGTGCAATTCGCGGTGGAATTTGAACGTCTCTTAGGATAGCGCTTCTGTACCAGCTACGACGCTCGTTGGCTCGGATACGACGCTCTGAGCCGTCGCTGAAGCTTTTGGGTCAAAATCTTTTCCTACTAGTACAGAGAAGATTTCGGTAACCACTATAAATGGCAGTTCATCAACGTCTTCGGCTTGCATGTCCACCAGTTCCTTACCAGTGTCGGTCTCGATATAGACCTTACCTCGCACGAACTTCTTTTTCACCCATTCTACCGTCTGAGCGGATAACTGAGCCTTGTCTGCCTCGTCAAGGTTTGAGTTGGCGAACTCTGCCATATCCTTGGTCAACATTGGTGAGACGATTATGTAAGCTCCGTCCCAGCCGTCAATCAGTTTACCGATATCTACCTTTTTATTAAGTGCTAAACGTCCCATATTCCTCCTTATTTCTTATTAAGCGTTGTAGTTTGCTTTGGTGTTGGTCAAAACTGCCTCAATAGCCTTGCCCTTGGTTGCGTCTAGTTCGATACTGAACGATAACGTCTGCTCAATAACTGCGTCTAGGTCGTTTGAGGTACTCCATTCGCTCACTCGAACCTTTGGCGCTTTAATCTTGATACCAGGGTGAGACTTCGTACCGATTTGAACCTGCTTGTTCTCAATGTTTACTTCCATAGCCTGAGCGGTGTTGTTGTAGTACTTGTTCTCCCAGTCTTGGTTTGTGTAAATCAACACCATCTCGCCTGTAAGCTCATATGCTCCTGTGTGGATGTCTGTAATGTCGATAGAGTCGTTGCATGCCAAGTATGTATTCGCATTGCGATTGATAGTTATCTTAAAGCTCTTACATGCAACTGGTGCGGCGGTTGCCAGTCCTGCCTCGTCATTCGCCATCTTTACGGATAGGTTGCGACTTGTGAACTCGTTCTCTTCGATAAACGCTACGGTGTTTGAGGTGTCCGTTCCCATTTTTGCCAAGATATCGCAGTTGACCTTTACCCAATCTCCAGCTTCCACGGACAGTTCCATCTGGCTCAGAGTACCCAAAGCGTGGCGTCGGTCTGAGTTAGGGTCTTTACGCGCAATAGTCATAGTCGGCGGTGTTTGCAACTGGTTAATCGTGAATGAGTGTTCATACACAGTAGCGTCGTCCGCTTTCTTCTGTGAATTCACTGTGCCGAAAATGTTAGCTAACAGATATCCAACTCCGATGTCAGTTACCTTGCCCTCTAGCTGTCCCTCTGCCCACTGAGACACGATTGCTGAGTCGTTAATCTTCTCAACGCGTCCCATTGCGCTTTCGTTCTGAATAGCTGTGGTTTTGCGACCAAAGCTCAACGATAAGTGCCTGAACCAGTAGCTAGGTGCTACCGCTGTTCCTCGGGTGGTTTCGTTTCCAACTCCGACTGATACTCGCCTACCAATAAACTCTGCCATTTATTTGTTCTCCTTTTGTTCGTTTTTATCTTCTATCGCTTGTTCTAAGCTCTCTGCTTCCACCACTTCGCCAGTCTCTGGCATAAAATATTTCCGTTTGGGGGTGATGAGTTCTTGTGAGATATCTTTCTTTTTCTTTTCGTCCATATTTCTCTTTCCTTTTCCTCTTTATCTTACTACACTTTGCGTGAATATTTAACAGTCACGGTCATTCTGAACACCAGGTTGATACCGTTATTCATTTCTAACAGTTCATAACCGCCATATGTTACCTGGGTTTGCAACACGTTGACCAGGTTCTCCCAGTCGTATTCTTGTAACTTGTCCATGATGAGGTCTTGTAAATCATACATAGTGTTGTACGCCTCCTCCTCGCTCTCTGGGGTTTCGGTCATTTCTATATGGGTTAAGAGGGTGAACTTCGCCATTCTCTCGTCGCTACGGTTAGTCTCGGTCTCGTTATCCACATCATCTGGTAAGACTCGGATTGAGGGGTAAGCCTCGAATATCTGGAAGCTCGAACCTGCCACCTCCTGGATTTCTGTCCCGTTTTCGGTAGGTTTGAGGGTTTTTAAGGCTCTTACTAGTGAGTTCTTGATATCTTTGGTTATGAACTGCATATTTCTCCTTTCACAATATCTTTTCTATAATCCTATTCATTCCACGGTTAAAATCGTCCAGTACTTCACCGTCCACATCTGACAAGGTTCTCTGTAGGTATGGATGAGGCTTCGTTCCTTTTTTCGCAATCGCTCGTTGCATGGCGTAAGGGTTGATACCTTTCATCCTTGACCACTGATACAAGGGCGTTCCTCTTTTCACAGACACCCAGTGCGGTTTCGTTCCGTACTCGTGAGGGGCTGCGTGTTTGGCTGCTGGATACACTGAGACGGTTAAAAAGTTCTCGAACGTGTACCTGATTGACTTCCTGAGTTCACCTGAGACGCCTACATTCACTCTTCTACGCATAATTCCCTGGGTTTGGATACCAGCACGCTCTAACATTGAGTGCGTTCCCTGCTTGATAGTGTCTGGGGCGCGTCCTAAGGCTGTCTGAAAGGCTCTGTCGTCAATCTTGACCCGCATATCATTTTCCCTCTGTCGACGTACAGGCAAGCTCTAAATGGCTCACAGGGGGCTGGTTCACATACCGCTTAATTCCCTGCACGTACATTGTAAGACCAATCACCTCCAACTTGTCGCCTGATTTCACGTCTGCGTTCACATCGCAGTACACAGTGTAAGCTTGTCCTATGTCGTATCCATTCGCCACCGCGTCTTTGTCAGACATTGGCTGAGCTAGACATTTAATCACAGAACCTGTTTCAACGTACCGCCTCGCAATTCCCGTCCCGACCTGTGATTTTCGGAAGACTTTCGCGCTGTGGTTCAATAATAACATCACACTCTCCTTAGTCGATACGCGTTCAGTATCATTGCAACCGAACCCTGCTCGCCCACTCCTGAGCCGCTCTGTGAGCCGCCAGAGACATTTCCTGTACCCGAACCGTATGTTACAGAATAACCGCCCGTAGAGGCACTAGAAATGGTTTTAGAGCCATTCTTGTTATTCAGGTTGTCCTCAATCATCTGAGACGCAGCTAATAGCACGTCCGTCGGCACTTCTCCATCGTCATACTGGGTTGTGTACTTCACTTTCACCTGGTCATAATCTCCACGGTCGCCCTTGAATGAAGTTCCTGTCGTGCTTAACACAATCCGTCCCTGAGAGTTCCAACTAAACTCTTTAAGTCTCTCGCCTCGCACTTCCACGTACTCTATAGATTTAATGTCCACATGAGGCAAGAATACGACTGGGTCATAATCTAACACTACCTCAAAAGTCTTTGGCTCTCCGAACACCCGTCCAGTGTAGCCCTCAATCCATCTATTTACTGCCTCAACGTGCAACTTCATACGTTCTCCCTCTTCCATAGAGAACGTCTTTCCCGTGATTTCCTCTAATTTCTCTACAGTGATTGCTCCCATAAGTTCATTCCACCTTTCCTGGGTATTTTCTTCTGATTATAGCAAAAACTGCCACAATGGGCAGTTCATGCTTGGTTAAGGGTTTTGATGTGTCTTCACCCTATTTCTTCTCTACTTTTTCTTCAGCTTTTTCAGCCTTGACTTCAACATACGGCGTTTCGATATCGCGTGCTTTAACAGCTTCATCGACGCGTGCTTGTTCGTCGTTGCTCAGGTTCACCACATCACCTTTGCAGTATGGGTAGATATCAGTATTGAACTTTACTAACATATTTCCTCCTTGATTGAGGGGGAAGTCTCCCTCCCCCCTGTTTACTATTTAACCTTGGTCAACTTTGCGAAGCTCTCGCTCATGATTGGCAAACCAGCCACTCGCTTGAAGATGACAAGGCTAATCTTGTCGCTCTCAAGGTCTGTACCTGTCGTACCAAACTTAATGCGTGTAGCCTCACGGTCGCCGATTAGGTAGTTCTTAAAGTCGCCGAACCATATTTCTGTCTCGTTCGTACCTGTACCTAGGTTCTCTGGGATTTCAGAGACTTCGTACACTGGTCGTCCTAACAGAGTTGCAGGTGCACCCTCGGTCAAGCTTGGCAAGTAGATTGGTCGACCTGCGTTGTCTTTCAAGGTCATAATCAAGCCTAGAGCCTTAGTGCTTACTACGAAGACTGAGTTTGCACGGTAAGCCGCGTTCACTTTCAGGGTCAACTTAACTAGGTCGTCCCAAGCAAGTGTTGCACCAGCCTGTTGAAGTTCAGCAGGTGTGATTTTTGAGCTACGGAAGCCAAACGGTTTGTTTGTACCATCGCCACCTACGAACGCTGCGTTCTCGTTGATAGCCAAGCTCAATGCAAAACGGTCAGCCACAAAGTTCTGAAGACTTGGAGTTACAGCAGTGTCTGCCAAGCTCTCGTATGTGAACTTACCAAATCCACCCAGTTTGTGAGCTTTCATCTTAGCAACGTCAAAGGTCTGCTTGCTCTCGGTTGGGGCTACACCCTCACCTACCCAGTAAGTTGTAGGTAACGTACCCTCAAGAGGTAGTGTCAAGTTTGCTGGCATATTTGACAGAACAGTTGCGATTTGGCGGACTGGGCTTAATACTCGCAACTTCTCACGGATTTGTGTGTCAAGAGTTGTAGGCACCAAGTAACCACCGTCAGCGTCCGTTCCGATACTCTGACCCTTAGCCTTGTAGTCCTTCTCGAACTCTGAGTTCAGTTCTCGCAATTCGGCTACGTCCTTGTTTGCCAAAGCCTTGTAAAATCGGCTGTTCAAGTCTTTCTCGCGGTCTTCTTCCTTGGTTTCCTCACCCTTACCCACGACTGCGTTTTTTGCTGTGGCAGCTGCTGCTTCTTTTGCTTTCTTGGCTGCCAATTCTTTGATTGTCATCTATTTTTCCTTTCTTCTATTTTTCTTGTTCTTCTTTGAGGGCTTTTGCGAACTCTTTCGCGAATTCCTCTTCTTGCTCTGGAGTAAGCTCGGCGTCCTCATCTACCTCATCAGCCCCAGAGTGGTCGTTCTCGCCCTCTTTAGCTGTGTCAGTTTCAGACTTTACCTGCTTTTCACCCTCGGCTTCCTGATTGTCGGTCTCATCTTCGTCAGCGTCCTCGTTGCTCTCCGCACCGACCTTGTCAGCTATTGCGTCTAATTTCTCAATAACTGGGGCAAACGCCTCGTTGAGGGCAGTTCCCAACGCCTCTACAATCTTCTGAATATCTTCGTCGCTCATTGTTTTTGTGTTCCTTTCTTGTTCTTCTTTATTTTTATCACTATCTAACTCTTCTTGCAACAGTTGAGCCTCTTTGTTCATAGAATCAATCATGAACCGTGCGTCTTTCCGTGAGATTGTCCCGTCTTTGTACGCTAACGCTACCGCACGTGGATTGGCAGGAATAGGCACGATAGAGAACTCAAGCAGTTCGTTGTCGGCTAAAACGTCCTTGTCGTCATCACTCGTCTTAAAGGTCTTAGGTATGAACCCCACGGATACAGTACGCAGAATACCAGCTTTAACTTGATTAAACACCATGTCAGCTTTCGGATTTATTCCCTCATCACTGAACTTCACGGTAGATTTGGTGCGGGTTACGTCGTCGTCGCCTTTCTCCGTCTCTAATCCTAATGACGTTCCTAAGACGTTCTCTGGCTCGTCGGGATTGTGTCCCCACAGTACTATAGGGTTGTTCTTGTAGTTCTCGGTGTCCCATGACTGCTCGACTATCTCGTCCATACGGTCAACCTGGTCGTCAGAGATGATGAACTGAGCAGTTCGCTCTTTCTCATTCACAGAGACTGATTTTGAGGTGAATAGTTTGGTGATTTTTCTCATGTTCGTTTTTTGTTCTCCTTTCCCTTAATCTTACTACAAATCTTTCATCACGGGTAGTAGCACACAGCGACATCTCACATGTAGTGGTTGATGAGCGATATCCTCGTAGTTAAAGTTCAACACTGCGTCGGTCTTGTTCTCTCTCGGCACCACCATAGTGTCGCCCTTGTTATAGAAGTTGTCGTCAATTGAGACTGTCCTGTTATGCATAGCCCCGCAAAACTTACACACTCGTTCGTCTTTACTCGTATACCAGCGTTTGGCGGTTACCTGTCCCGACTGCCTCCACGCTTCCACGTCGGCAAAGCCTTGACTTCTCGTGGTTTCACTCTCGGCTATTTTGTAAGCTCGGTCTTGTGCGGCGTATCCGAATATCTGATTTACGGTCTCGGTCAGTTCATGGATACTGTCCCCGTTCATCATCCCCTGAGATAGGGCAGCTCGTATCTGTTTCTTGGTCTCGTCGGTGATGGTCTTTGAGGCTTTCAGAGGTTCGGCTTCCAAGAACCTCTGTATCCTGAGTGAGAATGGGTCAAAATCTGGTAAGTCGGTCAGGTTCAACGCTTCCAGTGCGTCTTTCCCCGTTTCCTCGATTATCATCGTGTAGATATGCTTCATCGTCTCCGCGAATTCCGATTGGTACTTTTCCCAGTCCGCCATGTCGTCCAACATTTCCTTTTTTTGCTTCTGTGAGGCTGTAGGATACGTTTTGAGGGCGTTTCGTAACCATTTCAACACATCTTCCCTCTGAGCGTTAAACATCGCCTTAGAGGCTCTTAGAATGAGGTTCTCGTAGTTCCTGGCTCTCCGCGTGTACAATATGGATTTCGCCTCGCCTATGGCTTCTATCTCGTCTTCATCTTTTTTTAGGCTTTTCTCACCCTCCTCTGAGGTCTCTGGTAGTGTAGTCTCGGGTTTTGTCATTTCGGCTATCACATCAATCGGCACTTCGTTGAGAGGTCGATACAGAACCGCTCCTGCTCCGTTCTCCAACGGTGGTAGTCCTCGCTTCTCTCTGATTTCGTCAATCGTCAACCATTTGTTCACGCCTTGAGTGTCCTCTGCTAGGGCTTGGGTCTTATCTTCTGGTACTGGGTTCACAAAGTCTATCTCTAGTGCTGGGTCGTATTTCTCCACCAGTTCCACGTTCAATAGTTCTTTCAGTCCTCGCACTCGTGGCAAGACTACTCGCTTTGCCATTGTATAGTCTTGAGCCTCTGCGTTCGCTCGGTTCACATCCTCTGTCATTCCTACGATAGACGGTGAAGTTCTGAACATCGCAAAGATTTCGTCTTTTGAGAACTTTCTCGATTCTAGGAAGTCAAGGTCTTGCTGGTTGAGAGAGTACGGCACTAGCTTAGCTCCGCCCTCCAGGATAATCTGCTTAAAAGCGTTATCACTGCCCGCGTGAGCTTCGTCCATTTGCTTACTCAATCTCTGGTAGGTTTCGTCGGTCATGACATCAGGCACTTCTAGCACTGCTGATGGTCGAGCTGCATTCGCGAATAAGCCTCGGTTCCATTCTCGCATACGATAATCAGTGTCTAACGCCATTGCTGAAGCCTTGATAATACTACGTCCTTGGTATGGATTGTCTGGGTCTGGGTTGATATCTCGAATAAAGCAGTCAAGCGGGATATCTCGTCCCAGGAAGTTCACCATGCTGTCCTCTCGACTTTCTCCCAGTTTCAAGTTCGCAAGGTGAGACGGTATCACGTGTAAGGCGTGAGGTATCTGGTCAGAGTCTGCGTCCATGATTTCGCCGTTCCGCATTTTCAGGATGTAGACTTCTCCCGTTAAGTTCATGTACTGGTAGTACAAACTCCAGAACTGAGAACCTCTGAGCCAGCCGTTCGGTCTCTTCAGTAAGTCTAGTATTTCGTGGTCGAAGATTTCCTCGCGGTCGCCATTCTTTTTTCTCTTGTAAAGCTTCAATTCAATTGACGCACACTCCTCGGCAATAGCAGAGTTAGCCGCAAACACCCAGCCTATGTTAGCTCTCAGTTGAGACTGTTTTGATGAATAGTTATTCACACGTGAGCTTCCACTGAAGTCCCCATTCAGATATTTGCCTAGGTCAATATGAGGTACGTCCTGGAATACTGTCCCTCCTATTAGATTCTTGATTACTCGCTGCATTCTCATGTCGTTTTCCTTTTTATTTTATCTTATATCTATTAGTATAAATCACAAAACTCTTATCTGATATTGCTTTTGTTTCTCTTGCCATAAAGCTAGTGCATTACTCCAGAAGCTGTCTCCGTGTCCGTCTACTGATTCAAAGGCTTGTAGGTCAGAGGTAACAGCTAGGATTTGGTCAGTTTGGCGTGTGTCGTTTATAAGCTCTAAATTCCCACTTAAGACTATAGATTGCATGCTCGCTGCCATTGAATTCTTGGACTTCATACTGAAATGTACAGGTTTCATTTCTCGCGGTACAAGACCTTGTTCTTTAAAGCCCTCGAATTCGCCTCGCGTGTCGTCGTAACGTAAAACATCAATCTTGTACAGTTCGATAGCGTGAGTGAGATATTCCAGTTGTTTTTTGTAGTCCCAACCGTCCAGCCATTTACTTAATAATTGTTTGTAGTGCGTTCCGTCCTTGTCCTCCCACGTCTCGAACACAGAAAAATGAGCTGGGTGTGTGTGTTTGCCTATGTCATACCCAGCTACGACGTCGTGAGAGCCGCTGTAAGACGCTTGGTTGATTAAAGATGGGTTAATACACGTTATGAGTTCTTTACGGCTTATATAGCTGTCCTCAGAGTATGATGGCTTGGCTCTGTATTCCTGGTTGAACGACTTCTCTCCGATTGTACGTCTGATAGCCTCCAGTTCGTCGAAAGATTTCCACTCAGGGAATAGGGCTATACGGTTAGCCTCGTCTTTCATCGCGTCTAGGATAACTACGTCAAATCTCTCTCTCAGTCCCTCATCAAAGAAAAAGTCTGAGTACGTTTGAGGTGTTCCGACTACCCTACATTTTCCGTCTTTCTTGACCATAGCGTAGATTTCAAGTTTTATCACGTTGTTGATTTTGTGAATGACGGTCGGGGCTAGCTTGTTCTCTGGGTCTTTGAGGGGGTCGTCAATGTAAATCCTCTCAGCGTGAATACCGCGCTTAAATGATAGAAGTCCCTCTGGTACGAACCACACCCTGGCTCTGCCGTTGTGGAAGTCCACGGTAGACATCGACTGAGTGTTTAAGTTAGTGCAAAACGTGAAGAACGGGTTAATCTCTATCATTCGCTTGACCTTTGATAAATGATACGAACTCATTCCCGCTTGATAAGAAAAATAATGACCCTCAATGTCTTTCTCAGCTGTAAAGATGTCATACATGATTTCCGCATACAGTCGGGTAGATTTGAAGTGGTCTCGAGCTGTAACGTCCATTGTCCAGTCTTTCGCCTCCAGTCTATCTGCCACGAAGTCGATGTATTCACCCGTGATAAAGTGTTCAAAACTCGCCTTAAAAACATGATTAACAAAGAACTTAAATCCGCCTGGCTTTTTACAGCGTCGGCGGACAAGCTCTATTTTGGCTTTTGCCTGTTTCTGGGTCATCGGAACCACGACCGCTCCTACTCTTCTTCAGTAGCACTTGCACCGTCAGCAATTTTCTTCAGTTCATCGTCGGTGAGATTGTCGAACGCTTCCACTTGTCTGATTTCAGATTCTGTACGTGTCGCGAACTCCTTACGCTTCTTCCTCTCTAGTAGCCATTGAGCTGTTTTCACATCCTCTTTCTCCAGAGATTTCACCACGACCTGACGTGCTAATAATACAGGTTTCTCTTTAAGTCCTGCCTTTTCCTCGATGAACTCGGGATTGGCATTTTGGTAGTTGTATAGTGTCGATAAAGCCACATCCGCATAAACACAGGCTTCTCTGTCTGAGCAACCGATACTAAAGGCTTGGCGTAGCTTCTGTAGTTTCTCGTCAGTCATTGTTGACTTTCTTCCTGCTGTCATGACTAAAATCCTTTCTCAAGATGACGGTTAGTGAGTATATCTTTACGACTCATCTCAAAAGTCTCAAGGCAGTGTGGACACATGATTTCAAGGGTAGCGTCTTGTCGTTCCTCTGATTTTTTCTCGAACTGTTCTTCTAGCTCTTTCTCTTTTTTCTCGACTTGCTCGTCGGTGATTTCAAAGTCTAAGTCTTTAAAGCCTGCCTCTAAGTTAATCTCAGGGAAGAATGACTTCACCGTTAATGGGTCGATGAACTCTTTCAGCTCCAAGGTGAGGTTGTCAATGTCCCAGTTTGAGTACTCGCTGGTCTTGTTATCAACCACTCGGAATTCTTTAGCCTTCTTCTTGTCCATTTCTGAGACGATTACAGCCACGGTGTCGAACTTTTTGTATAGTTTCCCATCTTTGTCGCTATTGAGCCTCTGAAGTGCCTTAAAACGCGTATGACCAGCTATTATGACGTTATCTTTGTCCACAATGATTGGCACTTGGTACCCATAAGTCTCGATAGACTCCATAACTTTCTGAACAGCCTCATCATTATTATCTCTTGGGTTTCGCCAGTACGGCTGGATTTTACTAAGCTTTATCTGTGTCAGTTTGTTTGTCGGCGTTTCCATTTTTCTTCTCCTTTTCTTTCCATTCTTTTTTGTATTTGAGCTGTTTGTCTGTCTCCCAAGACTTGCCATACTCAACGTCTTCAAATAGTTTACTAAAGCCAGTGATGTGTTTCAATCGTGCTAACTCTTCCGCCTCAAGTCCTAGCTCTTTACAGATTTCTTGGTCGCTCTTCCCGTTTTGAAGCATATCGAAAACGATTGTACTCATACCTGCGACTGAGTGCTTGCCTCTCGCTCGGTTGTGTCGAACGGTAGACGCCATTCTTTCGTTGATGTCTTTATCCAAAACCACACATGGAAGATATCCGTTATTCAGCTCATAGATATCTTTGTTGGTTCTCATAGTCGTGTAGCGGTGGAACCCGTCCACAATGACATACTTGCTATTTTTTTCTAGCTCCGTGGTTTTTAACTCTTTCTGCTCGAATGCTGTCAACAGAACGTCCAAGATATTCTGCCAATTCTTTGTCGGTTTTATGTTCCCAGTTTCGTGCAATATATTCACGCTCAGTATCAGTCCACTTTCCTTTGTAGAGTCCCCCGTTTTTAGAGCGAAAATGGTCGAGAGCCTCTTGCGCTTTACTTCTTTTGGTAAGTAAATATTCAATGCAATTCTCAAGTACCCATTGACACTCTCCCACTTGCTCGCAATTCCAACAGTAGATTGTGCTATCGCCTTTATGACCTCGGCTTCGTCTTTGAATGCAAACTCTTCCAACTCCCCACAAACTAGTGAGCCATTCTCCAAGCTCTTTCCCCATATTAAGTTCCGACTGATAGATTTTGACTGCATATCTATTTGCTTTTCTGTTAATGTAGATACTTCCATCCGCATCAAGGAAGCCTGCTGTGTAAGCAACAACCCATTCTGGAGGTTGTTTATAGCCCTTAACACTTGTAAGTTTGCGTCTCCGTCGTCTTGTGTCCATACAGATATTATATCCTTACAAAGTCGTAAATTGCAACTACCATTTTCTATACAGACAACTGGCATTGTGTAGGTGTCGTGGAAAATTGACAGGTATAAAAGCCTCATCTCATTACGGGCTACAGCGTTTGGGTTGTAGTCGTTAGCTTGTACCTGTTCAATCGGGATGAACTTCACATTAGCTACTGCGTTGTGCTTACAAAACTCTGGTAGGTGTGAGTTGTCTACCTCGTAAATTGGGCGTTTCTCGGTGTTCTCTTTTTGTTCTCTTTTAGTCATAAACTTTCTCTCCTCTCATTCGTCTACGTGCTAGTATTTGGTTCGGATTATTTTCCCAGTTCTTCATTTTCACGTGGCAGATATCATTCGCAAGTATTGACTGTACCTGTACTTTTGTCATTTCTTCAGTATTGACGAACTCGGCTGAGTAAGTGCTGTCCATTGACTTAAATCTTTTGGCGAACCCAGCTTTCACCTCTGGGTCTATAATCAGCTTCTCAAGCAGATAGTCGCGATACTCAACCCAATCTGTAAACATGTAGGGTAGCTCATGAACATAATAATCGTCATTTCCAAGCTTTCCCGCAGTATCAATTCCCGACATACGTTTTACCAGTTTTTCATAGGTTTCTGGCTCTAACTCTTGTAGCTCATAGAGATGTCGCAGAGCTGTTGCATGATGAAGGTTTGACACTCGCATATTCCGCACTGCGTATCCGTGCTGATACATCAAGTCGTAAATCTTGCAATACTCCCAGTTATTATCATGAATGGCTTTCCAAACATCAACATAGCTCCAGTCGTAAATCGGGTAAAATGTGTAGTGCTCCATTTCTGTATTGAGCCTCTTTCCCCAGGTAATCCATTTATAAGTTAGAAGATTAGTCAATCCCGTGAACCTGCTCGGCGATTCTTCGGTGCGAACTCCACCCAACACGCAAGCCTTCTTATCCTTAAACGCGTAGTCAATATACTCATTGAAAATTGGATAGAACTCTGTGTCTGCCCCCTTCTTCAAAAAGCTATTGTCTGTGATTGCGATGGGGTCTTTATCTCGTATCCACTCTTCACCCTCTCCCCAGAGATTTCGCCACATGTCTAACGAACTAGTACTATTCTCCATTTTGAACGGCACCTGTAACCAGTGAGGTCTCACCTCGTCTCTGTACATCACGCTCTTTACCATGTCGATTGTAGCTTGCCACTCAGCCTCTTGGTCTATAAATAAAACATCGAGAGGAAGTCGGTT